TAGGTAGCTGGCGTTGTCTGGGGGAGATATGCCCGCAACACCCGTTCCGAATACTAACGTGGCGTTATAAAAATCATCGTAAGCAATCTCGTAAACCTTGGCTCCAGACCCTGAGGCAAAGTAAATATTATCTACTTCGACGTAATTTCCATTAGAGTCGGCATTAGGAGAAGTAATAAATACTTCTGTGCTACCCTCAACTACGGGGCCGTCAGCCAAAGGGATAGTTTTCTGTCCTTCAGTAGCAGCAAACTCACCGGACTCCACAACTAAAGAACCTTCCTGTAAAACTAAATTTTGGAATACATTCTTGTTTGTTCCTTCTCCTTCTGAGCCGGGATCTAAAACTAGTGTAGATGACCTTCCAAGCTGATCAACTATGCCGTTTACTACCTTATATAAAGTATAACTAACTTGGGCTCCGTCTTCTGGAGAATTGATTTGAAATACCCTTTGCTCTGGAGGAATTTGAACTGAGTTAACAGTCGTCAGATCATCTTGAAATGTTATTTGTGCGTCAGCAGCGGCAGAAAGAGGGCCACGCATCCTAACCCCAATTAGCTCTAAAAGTTTTTTTACACTACTTCTCTGCTTGGCAGTAGCCAAAAAGTTTTCATTGGCTAACATGTCAGCCTTCATGGACATAACCGCTCCCATATAAGCAGCTAACTCTATAAACATCATCCCTAAGTCTGATTCTACAAAATACTTATACTCTTCAGGATATACTGCCTTAGAATAATCAATCAACGAATTCCTAAGCGTGAAGAAATCCGTTGCTGCAAAGTTTATAAGGTCCTCTCTGCGATTAAGCGCAATGGGAGCTAACTTCATAAAGTCTGATGTTATTGTTCCAGAAAAATTCATTCTATTTTAGCCTCTATGTCAAATACCTCTAAATCATCTGTACTTAGTTGTACCGTTAAAATCACCCTAAGCTGGTTCCCCCCAGCAGCGTCATACTCTCCTGTCTCAAGAACTGAAATTTTAATAAGATTAGCTCCTACAATATAGTTTCTAAAAGATTCAGTGATAGTATTTTTTATACCAGTAAATACCTCTTCTGTGATAGGCTGAAATAAAAACTTACGCAAGTTGCATCCAAAGTTTGGAAGCATAAGTCTTTCTCCACGTTCTGTTCTCAGCAACTGAGTTACTGCTTGCCTAATCATTTCTCTGCCGCTGTTATTTTTAAAAAATCCCCCGGTGTCTCTGTTTTTTCCTAGAGGATAGGAAAGACCATAAATCTCTTTTCGCTTTACCTTACTAGATTGCTGTTCATACTTAGTAGGTCCGCTCCCGTATCTCTGAATTGTGGTATTTGCAGCCATTAGATTTTTATGTTTTTGAAGAAGCCTTTCTGAGCGTTGAAGTTTACTTTTGCCTCAACACTATTTAGGGGTCTTGAGTAAAATTTTAAGCTTCCTACATGGCCGCGCAAGCCACTAGTAATTCCCCCTCGATCACCTCCCATGAAGTTACCCCTTTGGTACATTCCGTCCGTATACCCCCCTCCCACAATCCAAGGAGAGAAGAAGTCGTATAATGCAGGACCTTGCTTAAGAATAAAGGGGCCGTCCACAGTTTTTGAAGAATATTCAAAACTATTTGGCTGTTTGAAATTAGGCAAAGAAGGAGTTTTATTTGGATCAACTCCAAAGACACTGGATATAGAAGAAGTAGCAATAAGATTTCCGTCAGCATACATCCTAACTTCATTCTTTTCAGGCTCGCAAGCAACGCCCACCAACACAAACTGAGAAGAGACATCCCCAAAAGCAGTATCTCCTAAGTCTACTTTCATCTTATAGAAAGAAGGATAATCTTCGCACTCATCGTTATTTATAAACGATGCTGAAGATGCATCTCTAGAGATTGTAGGGGCTATGAAAAAGCTTAAGGATGACACAGGATCATTTTCAGCGTTATCGTTACTAAATCCTACCTGATTGTTTTCGCTAGAATCTTGCGTTATTCTTCGGTCTCTGGTGAACCCGCAAAGCATACCTCTTACTCTCTGATCCCCCTTATCGTTTGGCAGTCTATCTAGATCTAGATATTCTCCTGTCCTTAAGTCTAAATTACTTTCCCCCTCTTTAAGACCTACGTTTTCAGTTCCTAAAAGAACTTTAGTTAAGGAAGAAGCACCTCCACTAAGCCAGCCTAATTCTGCATCAGTAATGTTTGGGACATGCACCCAACACTCCATGCTAAACCCTGATGGAGAATAGGTTAAATCTTGATACTCTTTTGTATTTGGCAGTTTTAAGAAGCTGCCTAGTGCGGACGCTGCGGCGGTATCAGTGCTTTTATTCTTTACAATCCCTTCAAGATAAGGTATGGCGACACCGGAAGTAAAGATAGAGCTTCTTGACGTTCCCACCAACTGAGCGTTATTATACATATCATCCGTAGCACAGTTAGTCACTTGGAAGTCCGTAGACGAGGGAAGTTCCAAACCCGTATCTAAAAAGTTATAAATGGAGAAAAGTCCATTGGTGACAATGTTATCCGTTAAGGATAGTATTGTTGCGTTAGTATTTGTAGTTGAGGAAGGAGAGTAAATGATGCTGCCTTTTCCTATCGTAGGCACATTTAGGTGCTCGTAACTTAACGACTGAGGCTTTACACTAGATCTAACAAATTTAGGAGTAATCGGTAAGACAATTCCATCTACCTCTGCTTGCTCAAATATTAGAGCTTTTTGTTTTTCTAAATCCACCTGAAGGTTATAATCAGCCAAATAAGAGAAATCGTTGATCGGAACTTTTCCTGGTCCATAGATCGGCTGAGTTTCACCGCCGTAAATTTGCGGAGCTTTTACTGCAACTTCAATCTGCTTCTTTCTTCTGTCTATTTTGCTATTGTGATTAGCTATCTCAGAAATAATTAGCTGCTTTTGATTTATGACAACAGCCGACTCAGAGCCGTAAGTATCAATATAGCTTTGTAAGTCTGAAGATAAATCAAAAACCAATTTGTCTCTTTGCTGTTTTACAACTTTTAAGAAGTGGTCTTGATCATAGTATTCTTGAAGTCCTAAGCTATCATCTATTCTTTTCGGATCAAAAATATTATCAGCAAACTTATTAAGGGAGTTAATACTTACTTGCTTTCCTTTACCACCTAAATTAGGATCATAGTTATATTTCCACCGATCTCCAACAGGTACTACTCCAGAGATAGCCGTAAGCACTGGGTCAAGACCACCAGTTTGCGAGTCGTAGTATAGGCCGTCTTTAGTTAAAAGGTACTGGCCTGTTGTTGTCTGTGGAGGACCGAATGTTAAGCGGAAAACATCCTCCTCTCCTAAGCCAGGATCAATAGCAGCAGACGTATTAAGGCCGCTCAGACCAAACTCCTCATCATCCTTGAACACGGGCTCCAAAGAAGGATCATCTTGTCTAGCTTTTAGGATTGCGTTGACCCTAGCCTGAAATGCATCTACCTTTTTTACGAAGTCGCTGGCGGTTCTTGCTGCTGCTATGCTTCCGGCATAGCTGTTTTCCACCTGGGCCTTTCTTTCCTCTGGGCTCATCTGCCTAGAGGCATAGCCCGGATCTTTGGCGTTAAGGTAATCACCAAACTTTCCGACACAATCTATAATTGCTTCAACCTGATCTATAGCTGCATTAATGTTTTGATAAATTTGAGCACCAAAGGCGGACAAACCCTGCACTAGAGCCAAAATCTGTCCAAGTCCTGCGAAATCAATCCCCAACCATCCGTCATCTAGCTGAAATTGAAAGGTTCCAGTCTCAGTATCGAAGGTAATGATACCTAAATCAAATTGTAAAATTCTGAATAGTTTGGCTGTTATCTCATTAGCCTTTGCTTTAGCTTGAGCGGTGGCTAGATTCATTGAAATTAACACTGGCGTAGGAAGCAGATTCAGAACGCTGCCCGCCAAATCAAGCATACAACTAGGGACACCATATGCCATACCGAGAGCCCCCACAGGACCCGTGCCCGTTTGGCCCTGTGCTGTAAGAAATGTATCTAAATCAAATGATGCCATATTATATTACTCCAAGTCCAGCATAATCATCTATCTTATATATGTCTGCTGGGTTTACGTTCTCAACATATCTAGGTGAGTTAGGCACCGCTTGCGTGCCACCCGCCAAGTTTACTACACCAGCGCCAGGATCAATGTTAACGCCCGCATTCCCATTAGTCATTACGAAACCTTCTGTAGTTGTATGTACTCCTCCAAGACCTCCGTTTATAAATACACCCGCAGGAGCATTTAAGTCTATTGTTCCTCCCGGTCCAGTAGCATCAAGAACAATTGAATTGGCCTGAAGGACAATCGAGCCGTCAGCCCCAGCCGTACCAATTTTAATTAGCTGCCTCTGACCAAAAGCGTTTAAGGTTTCGATAAATATTCTTCCTGTATATGGGGATTTAGAGAAGATGTTTACATCCCCTCTATCACTTTGGATATTTACATTTCCTGCGGTAGGTAGCTTGGCATCAGGGACTCCAGCCACGCCTCCCCAAGCAACACCATTAGCTTTGTTTCTAATATTAAGCTCTCTACCCCCACCCAAAACCATTAATTCCATATCTGATTCTCGACACACATGTAGTTGTGGGCCATTACAGTCGATCTCTATGGAGGCTGCATTCTTCTGAGGATTATTTTTAGGGTCTTGAGTTAGGGTAATGCTGGCGTTATTGCCAGAGTCCAAGGTGATTGAATCAATGCCTGGACTGTCATGAAGCGTAATTCTCTTTTTGTTTGCCGACAACAATTCAGTCTTGATGTTGTTTGTTGTTTCACCATCCTGTTCGTCTGAGATCTCCAGGCCCTGGCCGTTGTTTCCATGTAGAATTACCTTGGAAGGTACACCAGACACCTTATTGATGTTTGGGTCTACTCTAGATAGTTTTGAGGGTGCTTTAGGAACATCTACACCAACACCTGTAACAGCTTTGGTTGCTACTTTTACTGCTGCGC